CAAAACGAAACTTTCAATTCTCACTATTATGCATCAATTCCAAAATTTGATGAAATTAAATATTTTGATTTTTACTTTGATAGACCAATCTATTCAGGTAAGACACTCATGACTTATATAACAGGTGAATGTATTATTTTCCCTCTGTTAAAGATGATATTAGATAATTCATTTACTCCACAACAATTACAAAATATTTACGAAGAGACAAATGCTACATCTCTATAACTCTTGTTATGCATATCCATATGCAATGTTTGATCCATCTTCTGCAGATTATATTGTAGTTGGCGATAAACACGCAATTTTAGGCACAGGAGTTGAAAATAGTTTTTATTATAATAATGTAGTTATACATCAGTGCTATGCTCGTTTTAAAACATATGAAGATTTTATTAATAGTAATCTACTATTACCTGCATTTAGTAATAAACAAAAATTTATTATCTATTGCGATAACGAAACTTTAGTTAAGTTATTTACAGCTAAACTTAAATCACATATTCAATTTTTTGATAATAATTTATATTTTGAACTCTGCAAACTATTTGGTATTCGTTTAAAAATTAAATCAAAACTAATTGATTCTTCTAATAAACAAATTATTAATAATCTTGGTGAGACTTTTATAGAATTAAATTCTGTACCAGATGTTGACAAGTTTCCAATAGATCCTTATTGGATTTGGGAAAATGCTGAAATTGAATGGAAAGTTGCGAATAGAAATTGTGGTGTTCCTAACAATCATATTAACATATTAAACGATCTTGTAAATCGTTATGTTTATTCGTTTTTTGGTGACGCACGAGAAAGTTATCTTTCAAGAAAATCTGATGGCTGGGCAGTAGACACAAATAACCAGCAATTTAGAACAGTAGTTTGTATGAAAGAACTATACATGGAAATGCGAAAAGAATTGGCATTATTTACAGATCCATTAATTTTACAATTTTTTGAAACTGGTGTCACAGAAGAACTATTAAATAATCCAAAATTTTTATTAATGTTATCCAGTGATAAAATAGACATTTGGTTGTTTAGGTGGTTAATGAAATTACCACAATCAAAAATTACACAGTTGGGATTAATAGCATGATATATCTTTTCGATAACTGTTATCTATCAACTACAAATAGTATTGTTGAAACTTCCAAACAAATTTGGATAGGTTCACATCCAAAATTGAGTCAAGATCCAATGGTTCATCTTACATATGATATTTTACATTCATATGAGGAGATTAATGATGACGAACTTGACGAATTATTTAATGAAGTTCATCAGGATCATTCAGATGTAAAAACTGTAATTTATTGTGATGTCAAAAACTTTATGTATGTATACTCATACTTTTTCAATGGCATCTTAGAAACTGCTGCAGTTAAAGAATTATATTCATATGATAGGCTTAAAGAGAATTATAGAATTGGAACATTTGCAACTAGAGATGTAGAGTTTGTTGATTTACCTAAAACCCTAAAGGGAACTGATACTGCATCTACATTCTCATCTTTATTAACATATACTCGAATTGAGATTGCATTTGCAAATTCTGTAAGAGGAAACCAAGAGGCACTAAAGTTTTGCACAGATCGTATAAACGAAATGTATGATGGGTCTCCTGGATTTTGGACAAAATATGCGGAACAATCTCTTCCAGCTATTATGTCAGATTCAGAATTTACTATACAAAATTTACTTGATAATAATTACAGAGAAACATATCTTGATCAATTTAAAGTAGATGAGTTTCTTCCAAATCAAATTGTCCCTATAATTAAAAATAAATTCGGATTTGATTACCATAAACATTTCTTCACTGTAATAAACGATGATGAAAATTATGAAGTATTTTTAGAACCGATCCTTGAAATGACAAAAGAAGAATTTATTGAGAACCGAGTTCTAGATGCTTCTATTGCTATTCATTACAATTTAATTTTTCCAAATCTTTCTAACTTCGATTCAGTCAATCCTATTTTCTGGAACATGATTTTAAAGAACCACAATAATACAACATGGCTTAATAAGTATAAAGTGAAAAATGGAACTTATAATCAAACCAACGGAACTTTGTAACTTTAAGTGTAGTTTTTGCTCATCGACTAAACTGGTAGAAGATAAAGCAAGTACACTTAATCTACAGCATGTATTTGACTTTCTAAAAAGATTCCCAAACACAAATACAATTATCGTTAATGGTGGCGATCCATTAATGGTAAAACCAGAATACTATTTTCAAATTCTGGAGTATATCGAGGAACATAAACTTCCAACAACGATAGGGCTAACGACCAATCTCTGGGCATTTTATAAGAAACCTGAGATGTGGACACCTTTATTTAAACACCCGAGAGTTGGTGTCACTACAAGTTTTCAATACGGATTTGGTCGTAAGATTAATGAGAACCGAGTTTATACTGAAAAAGACTTTTGGGATGTCAGTGATTTATTTCTAAAAGAGATTGGTTATCGTCCAGGGTTTATTGCAGTCATCTCTGAGGAAAACGAGAAACACGCAATTAAACATGTAGAGTTAGCCAAGAAAATGAATGTTCAATGTAAATTGAACTATGCCATGGCTTCTGGTGAGCAGGACAAACCATATCGCCTAAGTAAAATATACGAAATGTATATTGAAATCTACGAAAAAGATCTTTGGCATTGGGAATTTAATACCAAACAGATGATGACTCGTCTGAATAACATTGCCAATGTATGCCCACAAGCAAGAAACTGTGACGACCATATTAGAGCATTGAATCCAGAGGGTGATTACTACTCGTGTGGAGCAATGGGTGATGATAAAAAATACCCAATTAACTTTGTAAAGGAAGTTAAAGAAGGTGGCTTTATAACTCCATTGCAAGACGCACCAGAATTACACTCACTAAAAGATGAATGTATTGGTTGTCCGATGTTTTCTATTTGTAATGGATGTAAGAAAACAATTAAAGATTTAAAGCACCATAATATGGTTGAAGAGCACTGTTCTCATATGAAGCAGTTGGCTCCAAGAATTATTAAAATAAACAGTGAAACAGATTATGTTGAAGCAACTCAAAAAATCCATAAAAATCTCGTTTCTTAATATTGACCTTCGTGTTCCTATTCAAAGGTTGCCAATCAACTGGCTTAACTTTAAGAATTATTATACGAAACATGGTAAATATTCAGATAGAGTTATCTGGGAAAAACCAATCCTTAATTTTGAAGGATGGACATTTGAGCAGATTGTAGATTACTACGATAAGCAAGAGTCAGACATTTACGCATTTTCTAGTTACCTTTGGAGTCACATGGCTATTATGGCTATTGCTGAAGAACTAAAGAAAAGAAATCCCAGTCGCATTATTTTACTTGGTGGACCACACCTTAACATCACCCACAACAATCTTGGATGGTTCATCAAACATAAATTTGTAGACGCTATTTGTGAACCGACTAGTTATGGTGAGTGGTTTATAACTGATATTTTAAATCAATTTGTAGAAGGTGATATTAACTACAAAGAAGTATCTTTTGCAATTTATAAAAGTGGTCGTGGTAAAAGTCCGAATAAAATTGATTTTGACTTTCCAGCAAGTTTAATTTCTGGTAATGAAGACATTCTATTTGAATGTAAAAATATTGCCATGGATAAAAATGTTCCATTAGTTCTACCCATTGAATTGACTCGTGGATGTCCTTATGAGTGTGTATTTTGTGAATGGGGTGGAGGTATCGGTGGTAAGGTTATTCGTAAACCTTTAGATATGATTAAAGAAGATTTGGACTGGATACCACAGATCGGTATTGAGCAGATTCAAATTCTTGATGCCAACTATGGGATATATCTTGAAGATGAAGTTGTTTCCAAATATATTGAAACGATTAAAGAATATTCAGGTTTACCAAACCATGTAGAAATATATGGTATGACAAAATCTAAACAAGAAAGAAGATGGGCGACTATTGAACCTCTTGCAAGAGCAAAGGTTGTTGAACGATACAAACTTAGTTTGCAAACATTAAATAACGAAGTACTTAAGAATATCAAACGAACAGATATTCCTCGTGAGAAAGACTTTGAGTTTGCTCAGTATCTTTTTGATACATACGGAATTCGTTCAGACTTTGAGTTTATGATGGGTCTTCCAGGTTATACTCGAAATGACTTCTATGACGAGATTGATATCCAGTATGAATATGGTTATAATTTAGAAAGATATTTGTGGTTATTTTTACCAGACTCTCCTGCATATTCACCTGATTATATTAAACAGCATAATATCAAAACAGAAAAAATTTGTATTGGTAAATCAAGAATGAACAGTTATGCATTTGATGATATAGATCTGTTTGGTGATTATCATATTTCTGCAGATCCAAAATATACATCAGATGTAGAATTTGTTGTTGAGGCAAATGGATTTACAAGAAAAGACTTTACAGAGTTTTTCTTTATGAATTATTGGATAGTAGACAATGTTGCAGAAATTTCATTTACAGACAAAATTATAAAATATAATATTGAAATTGGTAAACTAGAAAAACCATCTTTGTTATTCAGGAAACTTTATGAGAAAATAGTTTCACCTTCTGATAATAAATATGTTCTAGCCATGAAAAATTTAAATGACCAAATGTATGAATTGATGTCTGGCAACAGAAAAGAAATTGCAGATTATAGAGAATTTAATCTTCCAGATACAACAGTTTCAGTTGATTTTAAATACATATACAAATCGTGCATGTATGTATTTGAAGATGATTATATTAAATTTTTATGTTCTGTTGGTGAAGATCTTGGACTTGATATTCCAGAAGATATTACTAAACAGTTTAAAGATTCATTAGACAAATACAGAGAGTCAATTTCTCCGAAGTATGATAAGTCTTACCAAATAAGAACATATTACGAAAACTTTATTAATGAGAAATATAACACAGTTAGTTGAACAAGTAAATAAAATTCCTCATTTACCGTTGAATTTTACTTACGACTTTTCACGAATTGAACAAGAAATTCGTGAATGTCCATTTCCACTAATGCCTTATGCTGCAACAATGCAAGAAAATCATGGACACGAGAAAAGTAAATGGAACAACCTATCACTGTTTAGTTACAATGGCGAGATTTTTTGTGATCGTTTAGAAGGTGCTGGTCCAGGTGAGTTAGAAAGAATCTGGGGACACTTTCACAAAACTGGATTATCTGAGTATCTTCCATATACCTATCAGATAGTTGAGCAACTTGGTGGTGGTAAGGCACTGGCACGAATTGAAGAAATTCTTCCAGGAACTGTAATGGGTTGGCATAATCATGTATTTGAATTATCACATCCAGAGACAATGATGATTATTCAGTTGCCTATAACTATGCCAAATAAGTTTAAATATTCTGTAATTGCAAATCAAGAATATAGAGGAATGGATTTTGGAATTAATACACCAAGAGTCTATGAGGCTACCTATATCCCAGGAACTCCAGTAGTGTTTAATGCGTACCATTATCACAATGTGTTTAATTTTGATGAAGATGGCGTCCGATTAACTATTCGATTCTTTGCGGATCTTAGAGATGACTTAGTTTATGATTTGGTTCAAGATGCTGTGAACTCTTATAATGGAGATTACATTGGATAAATTAAATGAGATTGCACACTTACCCTTAGGTATTGAATTCAACCATAATCTAATTTTGCAAGAGATAGAGAATCTACCTTATAAATTAGAGAAATATCGTAGTGCATTATCGAACGATAGGATTATGGATGTCCACGATGAGGAACGATGGGATTCTATAGCCTTGTATAGTATTAATGGTAATGTTAGATCTAATCCAGCTGAATCTTGGACTGGAGATTTTGTTAAAACTGATGCGATTAAACTATGCCCATATTTAGACAGTGTTTTACAGTCTGTGGGTGGTGGAAAGTTATTGGCTAGAATTGAGGTTTTCTCTAAAGGTGGGTCTGCAGGTTGGCATAGCCATGTTAAAGAAGCTGGACAACCAGAATGGATATCAGTTTGGAATCTTCCAATAATAATGCCCAAAGAGTCTAAATATAGTGTTATATCTTATATGGATTATAGGGGGTCTGACTATTTAAAACCTATTAAGGTATATGAAGAGCGGTATGAACCTGGAAAACTTTACTGTTTAAATAGTTATCATTATCATAATGCGTTTAACTATAGCGACGATCCTATGATTATGATTCGGTTCTATGTAGATACAAGAGATACACTAGTCCAAACTATTTTACAGAACTCTATAGATACATATAAAGGCGAGTTAATTCTCACATACGAAGAATACATTTCCTCATTACGCAACTCCTAAATAATAAATAACAAGTATGCTAAGAAACCATATAGGAATATAAATGGCTGCGATTACAACTAGAGAAACTGGAACGACTGGAACTGGTGGTGTAACCAGAAAAAATCTTCCTTTAACGAACGCTGAGATAGACACCAATTTCATTAATATAAACAACGCTAAGTTAGAAATCACCGATACCACGGATGCTAATACAGCAGATAAGGTTGTTAAAAGAGATGGTAGCGGAAATTTTTCTGCTGGAACTGTTTCTGCCAGTATTAATGGTGGTACAGGATACTTTACATCGTTAGGTATTGGTACAGCTGCTTCTGGTACTTCAGGAGAAATTCGTGCAACAAATTCTATCACTTCTTATTATTCTGATGAGAGACTTAAAGAAAATATAAAACCAATAGAAAACTCTTTAGAAAAGATTTTATCTTTAAGGGGTGTTACATATAGTTCAAATTCTCTAGCTGAATCTTTCGGTTTTAAAAAAGAAAACATGATTGGTGTGATTGCGCAAGATGTTGAAAAGGTACTACCAGAAATTGTAAAACCAGCACCTTTTGATATAATGAAATTGCAAGAAGGTGTAGAGATATCTCGTTCTGGTCAAAACTATAAAACAGTTCAGTATGAAAAACTAATTCCAGTATTAATCGAGGCTGTTAAAGAGCTAAATGCTGAGATTGAAAAATTAAAAAGTTCTAAGGAATAAAATAAAATGGCTGACAATAAATCAATACTTGGTGAAGGATATCTACTACCACCATCTGGTACAACTGCAGAACGAGTAAGTCCTACTGCAGGAATGCTTCGTTATAATACTTCAATTGGGTTAATGGAATATTATGCAGGAGCAACTAATGATTGGAAACCTATAGACGCTCCACCAATCGTAACTAGTGTTTCTGGTACAATAAATGCAGATACTAATTCTACTATAACAATTAGTGGGTCTGGTTTTGCATCAGGTGCTGTAGTTTATATTGAAGGTGCTGGTGTTTCTAATTCTTCAAGAGCATTAACAACAACTTATGTTAATGCTACTTCTTTAACTGCAGCTACCAATGCTGCATCTGTTAATTATGTAGGTGGTTCTAACTTTGATGTTAAAGTTTTAAATCCAAGTGGTTTATCTGGTATATTATTTACAGCAGGAACTATTGACAGAGACCCAACATGGACTACTTCTTCTGGAAGTCTTGGAACTGTACTAGATAACGCAACAGGCACTCATGGAACAGTAGTTGCAACTGATCCAGATGGTCAAACTGTTACAGGTTATACTCTAGCGTCTGGCTCTCTACCTGCAGGATCAAGTTTAAACACATCAACTGGTGTTATTTCTGGTGCGTTAAATGCAGTTGCTGCTGGTGGAACAACTAGCACTTTCTCAATTTATCCAACATCTTCTAATGGATTTATTGGTGCATCTCGTTCTTTTAGTATCACTGTTAATCCATATCCTAATGGTTCTTCTGCAGCACGAGTAGCCAATTCTGCTCTTGCAATTAAAAACCTCACTAGCACTACTACTGATGGATTATATTATCTTGATGTTTCAGGACAAGGTGCAGTTCAAGTTTGGTGTGACATGAATACTGATGGTGGTGGATGGACTCTTGTCTATAAGTTCCATCATCAAAATTCACACAATTTTATTTGGACAAATAGTAATACATACTATAGTTGTGGTTTTGGTGATCCAAGAAATGGCACATACGCTACAAATGAAGGAAATTTACCCAATAAATATTCAGATTTTGGGGCAACTTCAGGTGAAAATGCTACATATCTATTAATTGAACAATATGATTATTCTGATGGTAATGCCACTTATCAATATCGAGCAAATTTTGATGGTACTATTGGTCCTAGATGGCAATCAAATAATGGATTTAGATCTGATTTAATACCAGCATCTATGACACAAACAAATATTGTAGATAGATGTAATGATCAAAATGGTGTCCGCCCGACTACAGATTCAACAGATAATACTCACTTTGATGATAAGGCATCTCCTGCTTCTGCTGGTAACTGGTGTCGTGGTGCTTTTTCTGACAGTGGAACTGATTTAGCAAAACAAGGTGCTAACTGTGGTCGACATGGAGAAGCTGGTCCAGGATCTCATAGAAATGCTACCTCATTATTTTGGGTTAAATAAATGGCTGATAATAAAACAGTACTTGGTGAAGGATACATACTACCACCATCTGGTACAACTGCAGAACGAGTAAGTCCTACCGCAGGAATGCTCCGTTATAATACATCTCTTGGATTACTAGAGTATTATGCAGGAGCAAGTAATGAGTGGAAAGCTATCGATTCTCCTCCTGTAGTATCAGGAGTTTCTGGTACAATAAATGCAGATACGAACAGTACAATTACAATTAATGGCAGTGGATTTATAAGTGGAGCAGTAGTAGCAATTGAAGGTGCAGCTACTAGTAGCACATCCAGAACACTAGTAACAACATATGTTAATTCTGGTACATTAACAGCAGCTACAAATGCTGCATCTGTTAATTTTACAGGAAATGCTTTATTTAATGTTAAGGTGACTAATCCATCTGGTTTATCATCAATTTTATTTGATGCAGGAACTATTGACAGAGATCCAACATGGACTACTTCTTCTGGATCTTTGGGAACATTTACAGATAATCAAACTGGTACAATAGTATCAGTTAGTGCTTCAGATCCAGATGGTCAAACTATAACATATGCAGTTGCCTCTGGTACATTACCAGATGGAGCAAGTTTAAATACATCAACTGGTGCTATTTCTGGTACATTAAATGCAGTTGCTGCTGGTGGAACAACTAGCACCTTTAGTATAATACCAACAGCATCAAATACTTTTGCTGGTCCATCTCGTTCTTTTTCAATGACAGTTAATCCATATCCTAATGGATCAACTGCTGCACGAGTTGCAAAATCTGCTCTTGATATTAAAAACCTTACTAGTACTACAACAGATGGTTTATATTATATTAATGTTCCAGGACAAGGAGCAGTTCAAGTTTATTGTGATATGAACAAAGATGGTGGTGGGTGGACACTGGTTTATAAAACACATCACGCTTCTGCACATTCGTTTATTATGCCATCATTAAACACATATTATGCAGCAAACTTTAATCCTAGAGATTCTGGTAATGCAAACACAGAATGTAATTTACCTAACAAATATAGCAACTATACCTCAACCGCTCGTGCTAATATTCAATATGTTTTAATTGAAGAGTACGACTATGGTTCTGGAAACGCAGACTATATTTACAGATTTAATAGTCCAACAAATGCGTGGGAAGCTGGTTCTATTGATAGCACAATTTTAAAGAATTTACTTCGTTGGAATAATTCTGGCGACTTTAGTCAAATTGAAGATCGTTGTGGTACTGCCAGTGGAACTCCACCATCATCAAATTCTGCTTCAGATCCATCAACAAAATTTATTGATAAACAATCACCAGAAACAAACGATAACGCAAATAATAACTGGGATATTGAACGAAGCGATTCTAACTCTAATAAGAAAGATGCTAACTGTAACAGATACGGTGGTGGTGGTCCAGGTTTGAACAGAAGTTCTTCTTTGATATTTTGGGTAAAATAAACAACATAAATATTATTTTTACACGATGGAGTTATTATGGAAATGCAAGTTTTAAATACAACGAATAAACAAAGAAGAACATTATTCCCAACTTCTCTTTTTGAATGTGATGTGGAAGTAAATGACGAATTAAATCGTGAATGGCAAGTCTACATTGAAGAACATGTCGGTAAAATAGGTGCGGAAAATCTTGGATTAACACCTACAAATTTACAAACTGTTGATTTATTTAAACCTTTGGTCGATACTGTTATTGCTAATGCTGAAGGGATCCTTGAAGTTCTTGGATACGAAAAACAAAAACTAGAAGTTTCTGGATTATGGGGAAATGTTCAACAACCAAATGGAAGACATAGAGTTCATAGTCATCCCAACAATTATTTTAGTTTTTGTTATTATGCGCAGACAGGTAATGGTGACTGTTTAACATTTCATGACTTTAGACCAGAGCATATAATTCCAAAAATTAAAGTTTTTAATGACCACAATGCTGCAAGTTATTTAATAGATGTCTACCCTAAAAAATTATTAATGTGGCCAAGTTGGGTTAAACACGAAGTTATTGAAAATCCAAATTATAGAGTAAGTATGGGTGGGAATATAAGAATTCCTAAAGTACTGGAAGCTGGTTCTCATGGATGTATGGCACAATGAAGGGTGATGGATTAACACCAGAAACTGCAGCTAATTCTGCTCTGGCAATAAAACAATTAGAAAAGTCAAATCTTTCAACAGACGAAAGAATGGATATTTGTTCAGAATGTGAAAACTTAAAAATGATGATGATATGTTCGGAGTGTGGGTGTTTTATGCCTATTAAAGCTGCTATACCAATATTTCATTGCCCGATTAATAAATGGTAATTTTGAGGAGATTATTATGACATTACCCATAATACCTTTAGGAAATAAAGTTTTACTTAAACAAGTAAAAAAAGAAATGAAAACTAACAGTGGTATCTTACTACAAAGTGATGTTGCTGATGGAGAATCGTTTACTGCAATTGTAGAAGCAATTGGTCCAGATGTTAAAGATGTAAAAATAGGAGAGAATGTTTTACCAAACTGGCAAAAATCTCATGTTTTAACATTAAACATGGATAAATTAGAACCTGTAAATTATGTCATGATTACTGAAGATGAAATCATGGCAGTACTAGAATAAAGGAACAAAAATGCGTACATTTAATTTTGATTTAGAAAATAACCAAGTTGCTGTTATAGGCGAAGATAATACTGTTTTAGCAACCATTAATTTACCAGCAGGATATTTTTGTGGTGAAGAAGGTGCTAACAAAAACTTAACTGGTTCTGTTAATTATCATCTTTTAACTAACGGAATAGTGGGGTTAACAGCAGACGAACAGACTCTCCTAATAGGAACTCTAAACCAGCTATTATAATAAAAGTTTAGTGAAACCCTCTTCGGAGGGTTTTTAGTTTGCAGTCTCTGGTATTATAAATAAGATGTATAGAATTTATTGGATTCCAGAATGGCAACTATTAGCAATCTTTATGTGGACGCTGGGGCAACTTACAGTAATATAATCACTGTAACTGCAGCCAATGGTCAGGCTCTAAATCTGACTGGGTACACTGTCGCTTCTCAAATAAGAAAATCCTACCAGTCTAGCACTGCATATTCGTTTACTGCAACTATATACGAAGCTGCGACTGGAAAAATTCGTCTACAATTAACTGATACACAATCGCAAGCCATTCCTGCAGGTAGATGGTTGTACGATGTAGAAATTACATCATCGGGTGGTACTAAGACTCGTGTAGTCGAAGGTATCGTAACAGTGAACCCTCAGATAACACAGATATAATATGTCAGAAACAACAGCAGTCGTAACCCCAGATGAGGCATTAACAGTTGCAGTGTCAGAAGGTACATATGTACTTAACACTTCAAGTAATTTGGCTAATCCAGCCGTAGTAGAATCAATTTCAAATATCGCAGATGTCGATGTCACTACAAATGGTCAGGTAAATGGATCAGTATTAGTCTATAAAACAACAACAAATAAATGGACTTCCACTACAATTCTTGATGCACAAGATGTAACTGGTGGACAATATTAACGGAGAAATAAAAAGATGGCATCAATAATCAGAATTAAAAGATCATCGACATCAGGAAATCCAACCACGCTTGGTGCTGGTGAATTAGCATACTCAGCACTCACTAATAACGATTCTAATGGTGGTGATCGTTTATACATTGGTATCGGAACAGAAACTGCAGGCGATGCAGCGAACCATATAGTTATTGGTGGTAAATACTTTACTGATTTGCTGGATCATACTCGTGGTACACTAACAGCATCTTCTGCTTTAATTACAGATGCTAGCAGTAAATTAGATAATCTTAAAGTAGACAATCTAGATTTAAATGGTAATACGATTAGTACTACCGACTCTAATGGTAATCTAGTACTTGCTCCAAATGGTACTGGTAAAGTTAGTTTAACTTCTAGTAATGCAGCAAGCAGTACAAGCACTGGAGCATTGGTTGTTACTGGTGGTGTTGGTATCGGTGGTGCATTGTATGTTGGTGGTTCACTTGATGCGGGTCATGCTGATTTCCTCAGCCTTAATAATACTCCTGTTGGTGATAGCACTCCAAGCACTGGTGCATTTACAACACTATCTGCAAGTTCTACTCTTGGAGTTACTGGTGCTTCTACCTTTACTGGTGCAGCTACATTTAATGGTGGCGTAAACATTGGTGCAGATAGTCTTGCTGAGTATATTTACGACACAGTTGGTGGAGCAATTACTGCTGGTACTGGTATTACTATTACTAACTCTGATGCTGGTAATACTTCTACTGTTTCTATCACCAATACTGGTGTTACTGCAGCAACAGTCGGTTCTTCTACAGCGATTCCAGTTATTACCTTTAACGCACAAGGTCAGTTAACTAGTGTAACAACAGCGTCAATTACTACTACTCTTGGTATTGCAGCTGACACTGGCACAGACTCTATTGCTCTTGCCACTGATACAATAACATTTGCTGGTGGTGAAGGTATTGATACTTCTATCAATTCTGGTACCAATACAATTACTATCGCAGCCGAAGATGCCACAACATCTAATAAGGGTGTTGCTTCTTTTGCAACTGCGGACTTCAATGTAACTTCTGGTGCAGTTGAACTAAACGACGCAGTTGTTAAATCTGTTACTACAGATTCTGGTGCTTTAACTCCTTCCACTCATGGATTCTCTATTCTTGGTGGCGAAGGTATTGATGTAACTCACGCTGGTACAACAATTACTGTTGCAGGTGAAGACGCTTCCACTAGCAACAAAGGTGTAGCATCTTTTGCTACTGCTAACTTTACAGTTACCTCTGGTGATGTTGCTGCTAAAAACATTACTCTCGGTTCTTCAACTCTATCACTTGGTTCTACTACAACAGCAATTGCTGGTATTACTGAATTAACTGTTGACAATTTAAACTTTAATGGTAATACAGTTACCTCTACAGATACCAATGGAGATATTATTCTATCTCCGAATGGCACTGGTAAGGTCGATGTTTCTGGCTCTATTATTACTGGTCTTTCTGAACCAGTGGGTGCAACTGATGCAGCAACAAAGAACTATGTTGATACTGTTGCTGAAGGATTGCATGTTCACGAAGCTGCACATTGTGCCACTACTGACACTCTTGCAGTATTATCTGGTGGAACTGTAACATATAGCAATGGAACTTCTGGTGTTGGTGCAACACTTACTCTTTCTGCTGGTTTATCTGCGATCGATGGACATACATTAACCAATGGCGATCGCATTCTTGTTAAGAATCAAGCAACTCAAGCACATAACGGTATGTATGTTCGTACTAGTGCAACAGTTCTTACTCGTGCTTCTGATTTTGATACTGCTGCTGAAATTGGTGGTGGTGACTTTACATTCGTTGAAAATGGTACTGTTTACGGAAACACTGGTTGGGTTCAGACAGTTGAAGTAACAACTGTTGGTACAGATAATATTATCTGGCAACAGTTCTCTGGTACTGGAACATTCACAGCTGGTAATGGTTTAACGATTACTGGTACAGAGTTTAATGTTGTAGGTACTGCTGATAGAATTGTTGCAAATATTGATTCTATTGATATTGCATCAACATATGTTGGGCAATCATCTATCACTACATTAGGTACTATCGGTACTGGTGTTTGGCAAGGCACTGTTGTTGGACCAACATATGGTGGTACTGGTGTAAATAACGGATCTAAGACTATTACTCTTGGTGGCAGTTTTACTCATACTGGTGCTCATACTCTTGGTTTAACTACTACTGCAAATACTTCTGTTACACTACCAACAACTGGTACACTAGCAACTCTTGCTGGTACAGAAACATTTACAAATAAAACATTAACATCGCCAACTATAACTGGTGGCTCTATTGACAATACACCAATTGGTGCTTCAACTAGATCTACTGGTGCATTTACTACTTTAACTTCAAATGGTGCTACAACATTTACATCTTCTACTGCTTCATCAAGTTCTTCAACTGGTGCTGTAGTTGTTACAGGTGGTGTTGGTATCGGTGGAAATCTTTATGGCGCAGGTGCAGGAACTTCTACACTTGACGGATTTAATATTGATGGTGGTACTTACTAAGTAACGCTAAATACATGGTGGGGTGAAATTCCCCATCCCAGTATATACTGGTAGTTTTCGATTCTACATAGAATAGGTTATCATGGCTAATTTAATTAAACTTAAACGCTCTGCCACATCGGGCAATAATCCAACAACTGCAAATTTGGAGTTGGGTGAACTTGCAATTAACACATACGATGGTAATCTATTCTTTAAAAAGTCTGTTTCTGGCACAGAATCAATTTTATCTGTCGCCACATTAACAGGCACACAAACCCTCACAAACAAAACTCTTACTAGTCCCACTATTAATAGTGCGACTGCAAATAATCTCACGCTAACAGGCACTCTAACAGCTGGTGGCGGAGCAGGAACCAATGGACAAGTTCTTGCTTCTACTGGATCAGGTGTTCAGTGGATTACAAATACAGCATCTAATTTAGATAGTTTAACTGATGTGGTAATTAGTTCACCAGCGTCAGACCAAGTTCTTAAATACAATGGATCAGTATGGATAAATGCTGCAGCAGATGCAGCGGTTGCCTCTGCTGTATTTGCTGCAAACGCTGAATCAGATTTGGGATTGGTGACTGATCTTGTTATAACTTTAACAGAAGATCTTGGGTCAGTTACATCTACCCCTGCTGAGTATATCTACAATCTTGGATCACTGGTTGTTGATGGTATCGTTTCACTAAGTAATCTTGATCAGTCTGTTAAAGCAGACTACATTTCTTATGCAATTATTTTCGGATTCTAAAGGATCATAAATGGCTCGCCAACTGATTGAAAAATATGTCTTTACACCTGGAGCAGCAAATGCTGGCACAGTAAAATTTCCAGGAAAAGTTGATGAAACTCAACTATTAATTATTACCAATAAAACTACACAAGAGAACATTTATGCTCTTGGCGATCCTACTCGTTCTGGTTCTCTTGTTTATGATTCTACTGATACAACAACATTCTATTCAGAACAAGATGGTGTTACAACTGTAACATTATCTAAAGATACTTCTGCAATGCTGTCTACTGATAAGATAGCAGTTTATACAGACGCACCAAAACAACAAGGTAACATTATTCGTCCATATGCGTTTGGTGTTGACGCTATTGAAAGAATTCGTGTAGCAAATCCACAGTCACTAATTGACGCTGACTTTGAATATGGATTGCAAACAACCAAGTGGCAAAACTATGCTGACATTCGTGGAGTTCCAGGAATTTATGAAAAACCTGGTCTTGATATTTTCTTATCTGGTGTATCCACAGATGGTGGAACACCATCTATTATCACAGTAACAACTTCTGTTGCTCATGGATTATCCGTCAATGATGCTGTTATTATTTACGGTTTAGGTAATACTAGCACTTCTGCTCGTGCTGAAGGTGCTTTTGTTATTAATTCTGTACCATCATCCACAACATTTACTTACTATGCAAAAGGTATTGTTGGCACGAATGGATTGTCTTTATTTACTGGTATCACATATGCTCGTCGTGGGGGTTTCTATACTGGATCTTCACTACCAATTTCTTCAATTGCATCTAATGGCGCAAACCCATCTGTTATTACAGTAACTTGCTCTGCAAATCATGGCTTAGTTCCAGGTGCTCCACTAGTAAGTATTTGTACTTCTAGTGGTACAAATCATTCATTGCTTACTGGAAACTTTTTTGCCGAAACAGTTCCCTCTACCACTACATTTACATTTACTGCTCGTGTTGGTGGAGCAGTAAATACTAGTAGTATTGTAGCAAATATGTATACTCGTTCTGACGCTTATGTTTTGCACCGCCCATTTGATGGTGGTGTAACTCTATCAAACTTTTTACCATCACATGGTGCTTCAGTTTCTCGTCAGACTAAAAAGTATATGCGTTATCAGTCAGGTAAAGGTGTTCTTTGGACATCAGGTGTTTCTTTAAATCCTGTTATTAACCTTGACCAAATTTCTGCATCTGGTACATCTGTTGGTTCTTTAATTACTGTAACTACAGAATTAGATCACTCTTTACAGGCAGGTGCTACTGTTATTATTTCTGGTGTTGTTACATCTGGATATAACGGAACATATGGTGTAAATACCGTTACAGGCGAAAATACATTTACTGTGATTGCTGCTGATACTCTTGGTTCAGCGTCTGCAGTTATTACAAATATTCCTCGTGTTACAATTAAAAATTGGCATGGTGCTTCTGTTCGTGTTGGTCCATTTGATGATCAAAACGGATTGTTCTGGGAATATGACGGACAAGAATTGGCGGTCGTTAAACGATCTGCTACATATCAGTTATCAGGATTTATATCCGTAACTGCAGGATCTCAGTCAGTTTCAGGAACTAGCACTCGATTCACACAACAATTAAAAGTTGGTGATAATATTGTTATTCGTGGTATGACTTATAAAGTTGGTACTATCAGTAGTGATACAGCATTAACAATTAATCCAGAATATCGTGGAGTTAATAATTCTTCTGGTATTAAAATGGCTGCAGTTATTGATACTCGCATTCCTCAATCCCAATTTAATATTGACAAAATAGATGGAACAGGTATCTCAGGTTACAATATGAATCTCAACAAAATGCAAATGTTGGGTATTTCGTTCTCTTGGTATGGTGCTGGATTTATTGACTATATGTGTCGTGGTCCAGATGGCAATATGATTCTTGTTCATCGCATGAAACAAAATAATATTAACGATGAAGCGTATATGCGTACAGGTAACACTGCAGTTCGTTATCAAACAATTAATGAATCTGTAATCGGTCGTTTAGATGAAGATTTAGATGATAGTGAAACATCAATTGATTTAGTTGATGCATCTCGTTTTCCATCAACAGGTGGTACTGTTCTTATAGAAAATGAAGTTATTACTTATACTGGTAAATCTGGTAACACATTAACTTCATGTACTCGTGGTGCATCATTTAATATGTTTATTGGTGGTTCTACTAAAACATTTACTGGTGGTGCAGCTGCTTCTCATAATAAAGGTAATGGATTTACTTCTGTATCTTTAATTAGTTGTACTGCTGCACCACAGTTAAATCACTGGGGTTCTTCTTATATCTTAGATGGTGGATTTGATACAGATCGTGGTTACTACTTTA